CTCGTCTGGTCCACACTGGGGTTCAACCAGTGTTGTTAGGACCACCCCACCAATTAACACTGATGGGGTCCTGGATCTTGCCGCACTACAGTCAGTACGGTTTGACCCACCGGAGCTTTAGGCGGACGGCATCCGGTCGTCCCTGACGCTCAAGGTGTTCAACACTAAGGGGTTCCAAGCCCTCGTGGGTCAAACACTTCAACAAGGCTCCCTCACCCGATATCTCTGATACCGGTGGACGGGACTCCACCACGTAACCCTTTACCAAAGGGCAGTGGAGTTGGTCACTCTCTCGTTCGATGTCATACTCGTCGGAGTAGGAGTGACGCCCGATTGCAGGTGATTCTGGCTGTACCGCTGGGTAGCGTCCCGCAAGGACGTCGTTCAGCAGCTCGTCCAGGTAGCTCGCCGACTTCCACAATCCAGCCCAGTAGAGCTGGTTGCGGAGGCTGACGGTGCTTACCACCTCTTGTGCATCATGCCGCGATCGCGGAAAATCCCTACGTACGCGAGTGATTGAAACATCCTCGCCAGCGTAGAACTCCGCGCCGCAAGACTCCCTGAACCTTCCGGTCCAGAAGGACTTGCGGTCGTTGACCTTGAAGCCTAAGGCTTCCAGGACTTCGATTACGGCTGTCGCGAATTCAACGGGGACGATTATGTCGTCCCCGTATACGCGCACACTACTAGAGAGATTAGAGATAATCTCCCTAGTGACTGGCCGGCCGAGCACTCTTTGTATCCCAACGAAAGCGCAGGTGAGAAACACCATTGCCTCAATCGGAAACGTGAGCGCCGAACCCATCGACGCGAACTTGGTCAGGGTATGAATACCCCAGCCAGGCACGTCAGCTCTACGAGAACGCGTGGCGTCAAGGGCCTCAATGAAGGGGCTCCCGTCGTACCACAAGTCCTCGCGTACAAGCTGCCAGGAAACACGATCAGATGCTTCGCTAAGATCTAGCGTCGCTAGTTCTCCCGTGAGGGAGCCCATCATCGCCATCTGCTGGTTAGGCATTTGGTCGGTGAATCCGATCATCTCTCGGACGAGTTTATCGTCTTCAAGGAGATCAACGAGCCGTTGCGAAACAGCCTGCTGCATGTATTGCATGCAAGTAGGTTCTTTCGCAATCAGCCGAGGTGTTTTCTGCGTCTTGGGGACGGAGATAACCTTCACAGGCCTCTCCTCCCCGGGTGTAAGAAACCGGACACGGTCGAGGATGTAATAACTCCTCCAGCTTGGAATAGCGTACTCCCCAAAAGGGAAGATGTTTTCCAAGCGCTCGGTCCACTCGTACTGATCGAACTTGCCGTTTCCGACAAGCCGGTCAGCGGTGGAACCGGGCCCGTGCTTGGGGCGAATCTGCCATCCCTGATCGGGATGAGCAGGCTCGTTGCGTTCCGTCTCGTAGAAGATTTCTCTATCCATCTGACGGAGCACGTTCCCAAAGAGCATCCTTGAGATCCGAGTAAACTCGGACCTGGCATTAGCCAAGCGCCGTCCATGAATCGAGGTGACAGAGTCACCCGGTTCTGGGAACAGGCTCCAGAGATGTTCCAGTTCTCCCTCTGTCTCGACGTAGGCTGCCAACGCCGCGCTCTCCCTCGCGGGAGTGCACGGTTTAAGCATCTTGCCGAACATCAGAGTTAACTGACGCACTGCGAAGATTGCTTCGATGGCTTGGAGTGGGACTTCACCCCTCCCGTCGTCGAGCAACAGACCAGTACTTCGGTCGAACACGAGCTCCAAGAAGCCGCCCAGCAAAACCGGGAGCTTCTGCCTCTTCTTGTAACCCTTGAAGAGGTCGGGAGTGACCCGGCCTTGGTCGAGACTTCTCTCGAAGTCCTTTCCAAAGTCGGGCAAGGTGATGGTTAAAAACTCATCACCCTCTTGTTCAAACCTGGCCGTGATGGTTTCCCAGTCACGGTCGGTGCACACGCGACACCAAGTGCCAAGTTCAACTTGGACTTCGCGCCAGAACAATAGCAGGCTTTTCATCAAGCCCTCCTTCACTGTGAGGTAGTTTGATCCTGTTGTTGTGTACTGATTCAGTCCTGCCCGGAGGATTTCTCCGAGGCAAGATCAAGGTTCCGCGGCGAGGGAGGATTAACCTCCCCCGCCTGCGGCGAGTCTGACTAGGACTCGCCACCAAGGAACTTGACCGTGTTCGCAGAAGACGTAGCAGCGAGGTTGGCAATAAAGCCATCCCACACCTGCTTCGCCTCGGCTGGCGAGTAGCCAACCGGCGGAACATCAACCACGATGTACATTGACATCGTGTAGTTGAGGTTCTGCGCTGCATTCAACGGGTCCGCAGCCACCTTACGGTGGTCGATGCGGATGGTACGGCGAGTCCGCCTCCCATATGCATGGGAGACGGACAGCTTGACGTTACCGTCGTCCTTCGTAAAGGCGCCGGTATTGTCACCACTGCTCGTTCTCGGAAGAGAATTCGCAATCGCGTTGATAGTAACGGACTGAGGATCAGCAAAAGCCACAACAGTGTCCTGTCGTCTGACCCTGTCTAGGGTCGATGGCCAGCGCCACGGTTGTGACACTGGTTGGAGGATGATCAAAGGATTACTCCGATGATCTACCGCGCTCGGGTGATACCGATTGCGGCGCAGATGGCCTTCTGACGGTTGGAAAGACCGTCGAAGGTCGTGGTGAAGCTATAAGGCGATGCAGGTAGTCGGCGTTTTGAGACCTTTTCCTCGCGGAAGTATCCGTGTTGGCCGAGGTACGTGAAAGAGGTCGAAGTTTCCTTCTTCATCTCTCTCATCATATACCCGTACTGCATCACCATGCCGTCGGATCCAAGGTTGGAGATATTAGTCATAATATCCCCGGTGTTGGAAAACCAATCGGCAGCCCAACTCCACGGTGTCAAGTTCCACACGGCGCTAGGTGTTAACCTAGTGCCGAGAAGCTTGTTCGCGTACGATTCGTACCGCCCAAGTTTGTCAGCGAGATCATCGCCAACTGGAACATGATACTTGAAGGCTCCACTGAACCATGACCGGGTACTCTTAACCTCGGTCGTGGAACCTTCACCGGACATCGCAGCCAGGACGTTAGGGCGCATGTAACACGCGCCTGTCCCGGAGATCTGCGTTTGTTCGGGTGGAAATTCGTGACGTCTTCGGATCTTCTGATCACTGTGGGCTTGATAGCCCTTGATGATCTCGTGGGACTGTTTAACAGTCCGCGCGAAATTATGAAGATCAGAAACGAGGGGTTTCCAACCGAACTCCACATTGAGATACTCGGACCCGCTACCCTTAAGGTAGCGAGCCCGCTCTTTGAGAAGATCGGTACCCACGATGGAGGGCAACCCGTCCTGCCTCAACTCCCCAATTGCTTGGGAGAGCGAGAAAGTAGGGTTGTTAGGCGTAACTCTGGCTAGTGCAGCGGTACCGAGGCCTTTAAGGTCCTCGATCCCGTTCACCAAGTCAGAAGTTGTAGACCAACCATTGATGGTTGGCGCCCACGCTGGTCCTTCGCATAGCGGATGAGAGAGCAAGATCGGATCGATCTCGTAACTCACCCTATCTAGGAACCAAGGTCCTCCGACGTCACCTGCGCCTAACTTCTGCCAGCCAGCATGACCACCTCCATAAGAGGTGGACTGGCTGAGGAAGTTGGACACATACGGTGCGAACTGAGAGAAAGTTGACGATCGTTTCCTACCAGTGAACTGGATCAGAGACGATCGCTTGTTGCGGGGGTAAACCTCCGCCATTCAACTCACCTCTTTCTCGCATCGTATTGTCGGGTTATAGCTGATCTGCGATACGACTCCACCAGAGTTAGTGAAGTCATGTGCGGTGGACGGCCCTGAAGGACCGCCCACCGCAGAACGGGAGAGAGTCACTCGACTCTCAACGGAGGGTGTGGAAACCCTTCGCATGTCAGCTCAGGTTGTAAGTGTGAACAAACTTCCTGATTAAGTCGCTGACAAACCCAGGCACTGAACCACGTCGCGTGGTCAGCACCGGGAGGCCCTTTAGG